CACTCACTCAAAGTGTTCCTAGTTGAATAGAAGTCAACCGCTTTCTGTGCCCTTTCAGGATCAGAGTAAGCTGGAACCTCTTGGACTATCCAGCTAGATTCCAGCCCCGTCTTCTTAGACTTGAAGCGTGCCTCAATCAGCCACATACGCATATTTAGTTCCCCCTCTCCGCGCGTTTGCCCATAGCTTCCTTTCCGTCTTCCATGATTGGTTACGCTCATAAAATGCGCTGCTTCAAGTAATTTTCTGTCAAGAACTGCCTTAGCCCCCTGCTGGCCGCGTGCAATTTGATTCCATTTATTTCAAGCTGATCAGCATATTCTCTGAGCGTGGAGAACTCCCGTTCTAAGTCCTCTATGTGGCCCAGCAGCTTAAGGATGTTGGCCCGACTGCACAAACAGGCAAATTCTGTCGAATAGCTTGGTTGCTCAGCCGCTTCTCTCATTCTTGCAATTAGCTCTTGCATGTCTTGCCTCCCTTTGGTTACTCGCCGCACTAAATGACACGAAATGTGTACTGCCAGGCCCACGGATTGCTTGAGAAAGGATAGCCCTTTTTGGCATAGCGGGCATCCCAGAGAATTGCATAGCTCTCTTGCGGGGTTGCGAAGTTGTAGCTACGCGGCGGCCCATAGTTCATCCAGCCCTGCACGCCATGTGAAAAATCTCCGCCTCGGTGACGCACCATCTCCGCAGTTTCAATCCCTTCGGCAATCGCATCTTGCGGGCTTATTTCCATGACCCTCTGGGGGATGACCTCTTCTATCTCCACTACGAGGCGGCAGTATTCGCGGGGCATTGAGCGCGGCGGCATCCATCTGGGGGCGTCTGGATCACCTTTGGCATCATCTTCGTACCATCCGCCCGGATAGTCGCGGCATCCCACTGGCAGGTCTGCGCGATACTCAATGTTGCATTCATGCAGGGGCACGGGTTCTACCCCGGGCCATACAGGACACCACGTTTCTTTTATCCACACGCGGTCTCCGGGCACGCCCAGCGGGGAACGCCGATTCTCTGAGTTATCTGCTAGCGGACTCCAAATGCCTGACTGGTTATCCAGCGTGAAAGGTTCCCTCTTTACCGTGTGCCATTTGGTGGGCTGAGGTTTGATCGGCACCCTTAGTTGCGTCTTCCGCCCCGCTAGAAGGGCCTGCACTTCCCATGCGCTGCAAATGTGCGGTCTCTCTTTAGACATATTCCAAATCCTCTTCTTCCTTTTGGATAATCAGGAACTCCCGCGTTCTTATGCGGCGAATCGTGGACAGCAGCATCGATTTCTCGTTGGCGTGGCCGCTTATGTCAAGGGTGCGTCGGGGCGCACTTACTGTCTCAGATATCTCTCTCCCGTCTACCTCTAGCAGCCCCCAGTGCTCTGGAATGTCGGTTGGGGTAAGTAGACCTTTTGGGGCCATAAAGTAGCGTCTCTCGCCCATCCCTGTACCTGCAAGGCGCTGCGGCTTTTTCGCGTCAGCGAGGAAATCGCCCCGGCTCGTCTTGCATTCGATCATCACAGAGCGCCCTTGGTACCAGCCGATGGCATCCGGAATATCCCCGACCACCGTAACTAGCTCCGATAGCACTACAGAACAGGCGAACCCGGCTTGTCGATACGGCTTGCCGCTGCGATAGGGCGATCTCTTTAGCACGGACATTGCTACCTCTCTTAGGCGTTCATGGGTAAGCGGTCTCTCTTTCATCGCAATCATGCCAGATTCCCCAAAATGAAATACATAAACACGCACCATCCGATCACTGCTAACGCAATGACGACAACCTTTCCTAAAGATGTCATCCCCGTAGAATGCCGCCAATCTATAAGGACAATCGTGCCTGGCTTCGCTGTCAGTTTGCCATTAACTATCTTGAGCGGTCTCTCTTTCACTTGCTGGCCTCCAGTTCTTTCCTGTCTGCCGCCTTATCTGTTACCAGCCTGTAGCCGCCGCGCTTGCCTGTGAACCTATCCAGGCGTGCCCATGTGCGGCGGCCGCCGCCTTCAATGCGGACATGAGGAACCAGCATTGTTCCTACTCCGCCGTTTATTCCATTTTGCGGCTTCCATGATTTGAAGTGGTCAAATGCGATTACTGTCACTCTGCGCGTGAACCGTGGGTCAACCTCTTCCCACGTCTGGCCGATATTTACTTCATCCCCGCTCGGGGCCATCCACCCTGAATTCATGCTCCCTCCTTAAGTACTTCTTCTTTGTGCTGGCGGTGCCAACGCTTACGAGCAGCATCAGATGGGAGTTTCTCAGATAATGCGCCGCATGAGCATTTGCCGCATCCCATTCCTGATCGTCTTCCCCAGATGCGACTCCCATCCCCGAAGAATGACTCTCCTTCTCCGATCAAATAGTGCCCCTTTACTCTCATCTGCTCTTTCATGCTCTCTCCTTTATTTGGGCAGGAACTTCCCGCCTATGGTCAAACGTCGTTTTACATCGGAAGCGGCGACCGGCTCGAATTCCCTTAGCAGATAAAGTAGATCAGTAAACTCGCATCCAGTCAGCTTGCCCTTTTGGAAGTTACAAGGTTTACAGGTAAGAAATTGATTGCGCAGACAGTTAACGCCGCCTCTCACCAGTGGGCACCAGTGGTCAACCGTGAATGACTTTGCCGTAAGTTTTTCTGGGCAGTAATAGCAGCCTGCGGTTAATTGAGCTTCTGCCCATACCCGGAACTCTTCCAGCGTGTAATCCGGCAGCGGGAACTTTTCCCGCTCGGCGCGCTTCTTATTGGCGTTGTAAATGCTCAAAGTCCGCTGCATGAACACGCTTCTCTTCTGCTTCTCACGCATAGACTTTCTTTCTTCAGTCAATGCCTTCTTCATCGCGGTCTTGGTAATCATTTGCTCTTGATCTCCTTGTAGCGGATGGCAAAGTTAAACACCGTCTTCCATGCGTGGCCGTGCATCTTGGGATTGTCGAGCCGCCAATTCCTGATGGTCCGGGCGCTTAGCCGCTTGCGGGCCGCAGCCATGCGCTTCTTGTGCGCTGCCATGACCTTTGCCCCATCGTATGGAATCATCATTGCGCCTGCTCCCTCTGGCATATCTGGCAGTGGTTAAAGTGGTTTACCTCGATCCTGCCGCACACGAGGTGCAGTTGGGCATACATGGTGTCAACGTCAGTGTTTCTATTGCCTACTGACGCGATGCATACACGTTTCATGCGGTTGATTTCCTGCATCTGCTTGCACATCTCACACCCCCTCGAATGTTAGTGTTCTGCGGTTGAATCTGGCCCGTAGAACTCCTGTTTCGCCGCGCCGCTGTTTCGGAATGATGATTTCCGCCTCGTCTGATATGCGGCTGCTTTCCTCATCCCAGCCGCGATGCAGCATGAGAATCACATGGGCTACGTTCTCCAACTTGCCGGACTCGATAAAATCCCCGACCATTGGCGGCTTGTTGTAGCTCTCGCGGTTCATCTTCACGAGCTGCGAGAGAAGCATGAGGCTGGCTTTTTCGTGCTTAATCATCCCGGCCAGACCCTTTGCTACGGCCATAACCTTCGTTCTCTCATCCCGGCCCTCGGCTGCAACTTCCTGCGCGTAGTCAACGGCCACAAACCGGGTTCCAAACCGCCGCATGGACACCCTTGCAAGTCCGATGATCTTCGACAGGTGAAGCTCGCTTTGATCGTGAATCCTCAAGGGCCATGTAGCGACTTGCGCAGCGGCGTTCTGAATCCTCTCCACATGGTCTGCGTTCGCTCGCCACGGCTCGGAGATGACTTTGTAGGGAACGCCGGAAACAATCGACCAGAGGCGCCGTAGAATCTGCGGGCGCGTCATTTCAAGAGAGAATATGTGGGACGGTATTTCTACGACGCAGTTAGCCGCTACCGCCTGACACATCTCCGATGTTTTCCCAACGCCCGATCTGGCCCCGACCAGGGTTACTTCGCCGTCCATCATTCCCCCGGTGAACTCATCAAGTTCAGGGTTCCCATAACTTAGCCCCGGAGACCTTTCCAGCTTCCGAGCTGCATGGAAGGCGTTGAGTGCATCTACGCTGTATGCCTGGACCAGCGGCTCGTCTGTCTGGCTGTCGTCCAAGACTTCCTGCAAGCCGTCTTGAATGCCATTTATGACCGAAAGAGCTTCGTCCTGATCCCCGGCCCGCGTAATGGCTGATTCGCAAATGCCAATCAACTGCCTAAGTTGGGACTTTTCCTTGACGATCTTCACGTATGCCCCAATGGAGATACGCCGCGGCAGACCTTCGGTTAGAGAGAACAAGTAAGCCATCCCGCCAACCGCCTCAATCTCTCCAGAATCAACCAAGGCCGCAGGTAGTGTTACCAAATCCACCGTCTTTTCCAGCCTTGAAAGCTTCAGCATGGCCCCAAAGATGCGGCGGTGCGAATCAAGCGCCAGGTCTGAGGCGTGAAGCACGCTCTGCGCTTCGTCTAAAGCCTTTTCGTCTAGCAGTATGGCCCCGAGAATCGACCGCTCTGCGTCGATGTTCGCCGGCAGTCCTCTTTCAAATCCTTCGCTCACTTTTCATCCTTCCTGAAAGGAACCTCAAAAGCTCTGAACATCCTGGGGGCAGGAACCACCGCGCGTATGTAGCGCCGCTTATTCTCTTCACTGGAGCACTTGCAGCAGAGCGATGATTTGCGCTTCACCTGCCCCGGCGCAAACAACTGCCAGTCTTTTGCTTGGCCGCACTTACGGCACGTAATCAATCTCATCTGACCTCCACGTAACGCCGTTTGGGTTGGGGTGCTTGGCCTTCTTTCCATGGCCAGGCAGCAGTGTTTGACCACATCTGCCCAAAGAACTTCTCCGCCCCTGGGAACCAGATGAGGCGCGGTTTTGCTGCGATGAAGTCGTCCCACGCTTTGACCATGCGGTCGGCAAGTCCCTCCAAATCTTCGCCTGCATTCGCTGCTAACTTGCATTGATCGTGAAGCACCACGCTCAAACCCATGCCTGACAAGCGGCATCGGTCCATGACTGCACGAGCGGCCATTTCCGGTAAAAGTGCTTCCGAAGGGGTAGGGGATTGTTCTGAAGATGAAGATGAAGATGAAGATACGTGTGAGGTCGGCGTTAGGTGGCCGTTAGGTTGGCCGTTATCTAACGCTTTGTGGTAATGACGGCGCTGTCTGTCCCGATTGCTGGCCCTGCTCTTTTCATCGCGGACCATTCTGCGAGAGTATATGGAGCCTGGTGTGCCAGTACTGTTGCCCTCGGCATCATCCCTACTTACCACGCCCTTACGCAGTAGTTCCTCGACGCACGATAATAGTTGTGATGGTTCGCCCGATATAGTCGCCGCGATCTCTCTTTCAGACCACGCCACTCCATTCGTAGCTAGCACCCCGCGTATCTCGCACTCGAACATAAGACACAACATATCGATGTAAACTCCCCTTGCCGCCAAACTGCATCTGCGAAGGTTTGGGTCTTTCAACCAATCGCCTGTGTAAAATTGAAACGCGGGCAACTTAACACCCATTTACCTGTCCCCTCTTACTCTGCCAATCTGACCCTCATGGCCCTCTTAAAGACTTTCCCCGGCTCCGGTTCCCGAGGATCGAACGACACCTTCAGGCCGATCTGTAGCAGGTCTTCGGGCATCTCAACATTGCTGACGTGGATGTAGAACTTCTCGTTATCATCCGTGTAGGCAAAGCAAAACCCTCTAATCAATTCGCTTTTGATGGTGGCCGTTATTCTCAAGGGATCATCTCCGCTACATCCAGGAATTCGCAGTTCTCAGAGAAGCTCTTCTCTTCGTCGTAGGCTTTGACCTCATCCTTCTTGTCGGGTCGTTTGTAGCCGTTGCCCAGCTTCAGGAAAGCCAGTCTGACAGCGGAGTCCCAGTTCATTTCGTCATCGGTTTTAGTGAAATCAACGAAATCGCGCGATTCCTGAAAGCTGCCGTCTTTCTTCAGGTGAAGGATCGCTCTCCCAAGCAAGTCTCCGGTTGCGCCGGCATCGTAGGCCCCGGTCCAGAACTTCTCATCCTGCTGGGTGCCCTCAAAGTAAGACTGGAGCTGAAGTCTCCAGCGAAGGTGTGTCTGTTTCTTTGCCGCGCCAGAATTGGGGTAAGTGCATTTTGGGTCTACGATGTAGAGTTTCCCTTTAACGAAACCCCGGAGGTCGATGGTGGCCCCGATCATGCTCTCTGTCCCTGTGTGCTGATAGACCAGAGCGTGCTCCATTGAAAGCGGCTCGAAGTCCATAGCCGTGCGGAACTTCATGTAAGCCCGCAAGTAGGGCATGACTTCATCAGGAACGGCGTTGAAATCCAGGTCACCTTCCTCGAAGTAGTGAATGCACTTGTGAAGCTGTTCGCCTCTCCACCTGGCTTTCTCCAGAACCCCCGCCGGGACTGAGCCGTAATCGCACAGCCCGTTCATGGCGAGGATGTCTGAAGTCGCTAAGGTGTAATGACCGTCTACGCGGTAGCTATGGGTCGCCTGGTCGAACGTGAACGGAATCATTTCCCCTCCGCCCACAGAACCGCGTTCTCGTAGGTCTTGCCTTTCCAGGGGCAGTTCCTGATGTCATCCAGACCGATCCCGAATAGGTATTTGTTGATGTCCTCTTTTGATTTGCCTGCACTTAAGGCGACTGCCCAAAACCTTTTCGCTTTGCCTTCAGAGATAGCCGCTTCGCCTGATACCGCGATGCTGGGGCCTTTCTTGATAGGCTCGGCTCCAAAGCTGATGATGTCGCCGTTCTCATCAAATATGGGTTCGGCGTCCATGTTTTCAGTGTGGCCGTTGGGCTTGGGTTGAGAATGACGTTTTACCTCTGGCCGGGCGTGATTCCATGAATCGTTTTCAGGGTCTAATTCGTCCGGTATCAGGAAGTTCATGCGGAGCGCGTATTTCAATGCTCCCGTCATGGCTTTGTAAGGTGCTTTGTCGCCTGAGTCCATGCCCCAGCCCAAGCCCTTTACGGTAGTCGAGTTGCCTGTTTCCGTGTCCGTAAACGTGGCCAGAATCTTCAGTTCGACAAAGAACAGCATCCCGCCGCTATGTGTCTGCTTCTCCCAGCGTTCCGAGCTTTCTACGGAATAGCTGAATCCGATCCCGTTTGCAGCAAGAGCCCCCCTGACTTCGCGGGCGACATCTGTTGCCTTCACATAGTCATAGCTTTGTTTCTCATTCTTCCCACGTTTCTCGACCGCATCGACTGCGGTAAGGACGTGAAGGAGCTTCTTGTGCAGCTCCGGTGCTAATTCGGTAGACATACATCTTCCTTTCCTGGCTTGGGCGGGCATGGTTTGCCGCCTGCGTTGTGTCGTTTTGCGTGGCAGTTAATGCACCCGGTAGCAAGGTTTTCCATGGACCAATCGCCGCCCGATCCCTTGCTCTTGAGGTGCATCAAGTGCATGGATAACCACTCTCCCCGCTTAAGGGACACGCAAAACCCGCAGTCTACGCATTTCCCTTTGTCCCGCATATATACTCGTTGTCGAATACGCGCCTTCTCTGCATCAGAGGCCGGGAAGGTCTGCGCGTCCTTGGGCTTAGGGATCACGCGCACTCCCGCTCAGCCATTTGGCGCATGTCCTCCAGCGCGGCTTCATTGCTGGCGTAGAAGTTGGGTATCTTTTCCAGTTTTGGGTCGCTCGCCATATAGATAAACGCCGCCGCTGCTGGCGTTCCCATAGCCCACTCCAGCGCCCTCCCTCCGGGGCCAGCCAACGCTACAACCCATCCAGCGCGGCAATGCGTGGTGTCGCATGTGTGCCAAGTGCTCATGTTCAGAGCATCCGGCTGGCTGGCTGCTGCGTATACAGATTTGTGTATGTCCTGAATGGTAGGAATGCCTTCTAAGGAATCGCTCAGGTCGGCACCGCTCAGGTAGGCATCGCTCAGGTCGGCACCGCTCAGGTAGGCACCGCGCAGGTCGGCACCGCTCAGGTCGGCATCGCGCAGGTCGGCACCGCTCAGGTTGGCACCGCGCAGGTTGGCACCGCTCAGGTTGGCACCGCGCAGGTTGGCACCGCTCAGGTTGGCACCGCTCAGGTAGGCACCGCGCAGGTCGGCACCGCTCAGGTCGGCATCGCGCAGGTCGGCACCGCGCAGGTCGGCACCGCGCAGGTCGGCACCGCGCAGGGTTTTCTTGGCTGCCACAGCAGCGGTTACGAGTTCACAGATTGTCTTAGCACCTTCCAGTGCAAAGATAACGTCGCCGAAACTATTCTTAATTTCCATTTATGCGCACTCCTTGCGATCCAGAATCTTTGCCACGCTGTACAAAGCCCTAGAACTGCATTGCGGGCACCATGAATAGCGGGTGTTAGAGATGCAGCCGCAGTCCTGACACCCTACGGCTCGGTCAATGGGCACTATCTGTATCCCTCTTAGCTCCCTCATGCGAGCCACCAGATAAGCAGGGCCGCTATGAAATACAGCGAAGCTCTAAGAAGGTTGGCAATCGTGAACCCTCTGCCCGGAGCCATCGGGTCTTCGCGGTACATGGAAGCGGCGGGGTAGACGTTGGGCAAAAGCGGTGAAGAGTGGATCGTCCAATGACCGCACTCGCACTGCTTCCAGATGGTGCCGTCGGCCATCATCCGATGGGGCGCAGTTGCTGAATAATAATGACTATGAATAGCTAAAGTGCTCATTTACTCCCCCCATATTGCGTCGGCTAATATAGCGATAACTATGAAGACAAAGAATAGGATTGGCACGATGTAGAAGCTCATAGGCCCTCTGCTTTGGCTATGGCAGCGCGGGCTTCATGCAAATATGCTTCCGGGACGAGGCCGAGGCTGGCGAACCATAGCTCTTTCAGCGCATCCAGCAGTTCCTTGTGGCTCTCTCGGAGAGGATCAGGGACGGCGGCTGGCTCCGCGAAGGCATCTGGAGAGAAAGAGTTGCTGTTTAGCGCGTAAGCGCATCCGGAAAACTTCGGAGAAGGCGAATGGACATACTCCCCTTCATCATCTAATTCGATTGGCAGGCCGCAGTTCTTGCACTTCATAGCAGCGCCTCCCGAATGTCAGAAGCTTCCCAGGCCCGGCAGAAGGAAACGAGGGCTTTTGCACTGAATGCGGCTGCCCGCTCATTTTTGTGGAGGATGTTGAGCTTCACCTGTTGCAGCAGAACGCCGCGTACATCCAAGCCGTTCAGCAGCCCGCAAGCTTCGCTGCAAAAGTCGATGGATTCAGTCCATGAAGGTTTGAAATCCCCACCACAATAAGCGCATACGAGCGGTTCGGGATCATCTCCCATTGATTCAGGCAGCGGCACCATCTGCTCACCGTAGGGAACGTAAGTAAGGCTAGACATGGGCCTCCTCCTCCAAGAGAGAATGGCAGTGCCACTCAACAATCTCTTCCACTTTTTCAGGGATGACGACCGCTGCTGCGCGGGCTGGCAACGTATAGGCTGGAATGATCTTGGTGCCGACAACCACACGCTCACACACCTTGTCGCGCGGCGAGTCGTAGCGAACCATTAGGCCGCCGGGGAAGTAGAGGGCCACCTGAATTTCTGAGTCTGTATATTTCTTCTCAGCTTTTCCGGCTGCCTTTGCAAAAGTCCGCAAGGTCTCCTTAGCGTTGTCGGTGAAGTCATCCGCGAACAAGTAGGGTCTTGGCAGCACTTTAATTTCTGGGTGCTGCTCGTAAAAGTCCGCGCAGGATCTGAGGTCTGAAATGAATTGCTCTCTGGTCATAGACATCTCCTTCAAAAGGGGCGCCCGAAGGCGCGTTGGGGTCGCGCCTAGGCCTGGGCCTGAGCAAAGGAATTGGAGATGTAGAGAGGAGAGAGGAGGTAACCAAGAGGGTTTTCACCCTTGGCTGAACCATACAATACGCTATGGATAGAAGCTGCCATCCCGAACTCCACATTCGGTTGTGGCTAGCTATGTTGTGGTGGGCCCGGAGGGATTTGAACCCCCAACCAAGGGATTATGAGTGCTTTGGTTGAATCAAAAACACCCTTGGTTGAAAACCGACCACAATAAAAGCTAGCTCGCTTTGAGGAAAGTTCCCTCTTTTACGTGCTGATACTCGATGCCCAGGTAAGCCAATATGGCCGGACCAGGCAACCGATCACCACGCAGAACATCGCGCACATAGACTGGGCTCACGCCAATCTCTCTGGCCAGAGCAGCGACGTTGGAAGCCGAACTGCGCTTCTCAAGCTCCCGCAATACCTCTTGCCGAGTTACCTTTGTGAACTTCATATTCAAAAGATAAGCTATTAGCTTTTGGCGCGTCAAGGGGAAAATGAAATAGTTTTCCACATTCTTTTAGTACCCGACCAACCCTCTCCGGAGCTTGGCGGATTCAATGGAAATGACGGGCTGGCGTGAATTCATGCCCTTCATGGCGAATTGCTCGGCCTGAAAGGTGATGTGCGTGTAGTGAGCCGTCATCTTGGGGCTGGTATGCCCTACGCGGGCCTGGATGATGGACATGGGTATCCCGGCCTCAGCCATTCTTGTAATCGCCGTGTGGCGCCAGCCGTTGAGTTGGAACCAGCGCAGATTGGCCGCATCCCGTGCCTCTTCAAACCGCTTGCGAATGCCAAACTCAGTCATGGGTCTTGTGCCGTCCCAGCAGTTGATAGCGATGCGGAATGGGAAGATGTATTTCTCCGGGGATCTCCCGACCAATTCATAGGAGCGATCTAAGAGTTGCTCCAACGCCCAGACCGCGCGGCCCTCCGTCAATGGGATCTCACGCCTTCTGTACTTGTTCTTCCCGAATTTTCGATTCACGGCGAGAATCTGGTAAGCAATGTTCACATCGCCCTGGCGGATCGTGCGCAGCTCGTCTGAGCTAAAACCCGTGTGAAGGGCCAGTAGGCTATACCAATAGACGATGTGCCACTTTGTCTCGCTGGAGGAAACGTCGAGGAAATACTCCTGCTCTTCCGGGTTCAACGCTCGGGGGATTTCGCCCTCGTCTACCTGGAATGTCTCGTAAAACTGCTCCATTTCTGGAGTCCAGCATCCCGCCATGCTCTCTAGGCGCTTCAGCAGGCTTAATTCCCCGTTGACCTTCGAGGCGCAGGCAGTGTGGGCCCATTGATTATCCTCATTGAGAGTCCGGGCGCGCTGGTAATTACGAAAATGCCCTAGATGGATGTCTTGGAGGCGCAGGTCTCCGAAGAATTTGCGGAGGGCTTTGATCTTCTTTTCATAGTCTTTAATGGTGTTCTTCGCTCGGTAGCGCGCTCGGGAGTGCGGAACTGGAGAGGTTAAGGCTTCGAGAAAATTCCCGGCAGCATCGCCAAAAAACATATCGGCGGAAATTGGAAACAGCATGGTGGCCCGATCCTGCTCACACGCAGGGCAGCTGATGTGCCCTAACGTGTGTTTGAGCAATTTGTGTGGTTTGGTATTTCCACCCTCGACCATAAAAGCCGTGTCCTCAATCACACGAAAGTTGTAGTGCCGTAAATGCAACGTATAACGACAGTTGCGGTTTGTTATACGAATTAGACCTTATGCTTTGCATGTGACCCACAAGCAGATCATTGCCGTGCGTATGAGCGTGGAGCAGATGCGAGTGCTTCAGAAACTCTCTGTGAAGCTGAATCTTGATAGAACCAGCCTGATCCGGCTGGCCATCAGTCGCCTGGCCGAAATCGAGGGCGTTCGCTAGGATTGTCACTGCTTTTCCAGGTAACTACTTAAACATCTTTTGGCATGTGCAATGGTTACCCAAAATATAGATAAATAAGTGCTTGACATACCCCCTGTGGGGTGTATCCTGCATCTAACGGCCTACTCAGGGTCGTTTCTGTAGATGTCTGCGGTGAGGGCGCTTCCCTCCGTTGTGGCCCCAATAGGCGGCCACCCTCGGCACTACACCGAGTGGCCGGATACGCAGCCGGTCGCCACACCCCGATAAGCACCCTCGTCTCTACAGGACAGCCAATGAAAGAACTGAAGCTGGTAAATGGCTATGGGCAGATGCTGTGCACGTTGACCAAGGCCGAGTCCATTGAGTTCAGGAACCGCGGCGAAATCGTCAAAGTGGGCCGTGACTGTTTCCGCCTCATTGAATCCGCTTCCCCCAGCAAAAGCCCAGAAAGCCCTTGTTCCTTGCATGCGGGCGACATGGCGAAGTTTGCGTCCCGGCTGTGGGAAGGCGGCGAGTTGAAGCCACGCGAGCGTGAGCGATTTATCGGGCACGGCCTGATGTCAATGCCGCGTCGCACGATCCTTGAACGCTGGATGGAGCAGGGATGATAAGAGGATTTGGTTCCTTCAGCGTGCATCACGACACGCGCTCGTTTTTTCAGGCGGCTAGCTGTGAGTGGGTAGGCTCCAAGCTTGCCCACCAAAGGCGCGCTCACGCGAACGGCACGGCACTGCAAGGCCACATTGAAGCCTGCCACAGCGGAGCGGTAGACCCATCGTGCCGGGCCTGCCAAGAGTTGAAGGCGAAGCTCGCGTGATCTGCCATTTCATCGTGGCTCACCGTACACCGATTGCGCTGGCTGCATTGTGGCTGTTCTCCGCGACGTGCTCATCTATGCCACCGCTCAGTAAAGACGCAGGCTATTACACGACCTGGGCGCACGACCTGATGCAAGCTATCGCGGCAAACCTTAACAAGATACAAACAAAAGTCTGAAAGTCACAGGAGACCAAAATGAGTTTTTTGAGCACGCTGGGCGCGGATGTAAAAAAGGTGTTTGACTGGCTGGGCAGCAGCAAGGGGCAGGCAGTAATTGCGGCTGGCGAAGGCGTGGTGGAATCGGTCTATCCTCCAGCTACGGGCATCATCAATCTGGCCAACACGTGGCTGTCGGAGATCATCAAGAGCGAGGGGCTGGCGGCTGGCGCTGCTGCGCAGACTGGTACAGGCGTGCAGAAGGCGGCTATTGCGATCAACGCTGTGACTCCGCAGGCCATCGCATTTGCTGCTGCACATGGACTTCCAGCGCCCGATGCGGAGGCGATTTCCAAGGCCAATGACGCGCTGGTCGCGTTTCTCAATGCGTTCGGCTCACCGGCAAAGGGCTGATGTTCTGGATACTCCGCTTCATCGGCGAGCGCGACTTCATTTCACGTGGGATAGAGAGCTGGACTGACTCACTCTATTCCCACGTTGAGATGGGTAACAATCCCAACGGTTCGATAATTTCGAATAGTTGGATGGGCGCACACGCTGATGGCGGATTCCAGGATCGCGCTTTGGATTACTGCAAGCCTGAGCACGAGAAGCGGTACGCGATACCTGTGACTCAAGAGCAGCATGCGGCGATCATGGCTTATGCACATGGACTTATCGGCACGCCGTACAACTTCTGGGACATCGCGGGGCTGTTATTGCACGACCGCAAGCTTAATAGTGCGCACGGCCTGATCTGCTCACAGAGCATGTTGGAAGTGGGCGAAGCTGGCGGCTTAAAGCTTTTGAACGTGGAAAAGGGCTTTGAGTATTTGGTTACGCCGGAAACGCTGCATTTAAGCCCGCTGCTTATAGGGGCTTGCATCTTTTCGGCTTAAATTTGCAGCAGGCCGCAAAGGGGAAAATATGGAAGAATGCGATCTCAAGTATCTAACCGATGATGAAATGGCGACATATCAACGCCTAGCCGACAAAAGTTTGTGGGCCGAGACGATTCCGTACCAGACCATAGCCAGATTGCGCCAACGTATTGCGGAATCGTGCCCCATCGAGGCGTAGCCGTAACCAAGTTGCCGCACCTCCCGGCAACGCGCTCCGCCTGTAGCGCTCAAAACACAGGCATAAATTCAACTGGTAAGCATTCCTTACTAGTTCAAGTTTGCAGTGGCGGCGTGGATGGACACGCACTGACGTAAAGTTGGTTGGCCCAGAGTAGGCGGAATCGAAGGGCCGTAAGGCTTTACCAGACTGGAGTCTTCGGTGCGCATCGAAGACGGCCCAGATGAAGACGCCTAACCCTCTGGGAAGCCGTAACCAATCGGCCCGCTGCAATTCAAGATTCATCACAAGCTCTCCGCAACGAGAGAAGGCAGATTGGGCCGCTCTAACCGGGTGGCCCTATTTTTTGAGGAAAATCAAATGCTCAATACTCTCTCCGACACGCGCCCGCGCTGTGAATGCCACGAATGCACGCAGGCGCGCTACAGGATGTCTGCGCAAGGACATATTTACGGCGGCACTCCAATAGGGCCGGCCCTTCATCAGATGACGTCAGGACCGATCCCTGATTTGGGTATTGGCCGCGCTGTTTGAGGACATTATGGACATAAAGACCGTGACGCTGGGCGAACCGATGTTGGAACACGATCTTTCAACAGGTCAAATAAGGTTCATTCAAAGCGGCCTGCACATCCCAAACCAAGCGGCAGCAAAGCGAATGGCGCGCATGATCCGCGTGCTGATGGGCGATAAAGCCCCGGACACGGTGTAATGCCGACAAGGACAACGCGAAAGGTCTCCGGGCCAAGAGGGGGAGACTTGCTCTTACAAGTCCTGAGCGAGGTGCAGGGCTTGAAGAGCCAGGTGAGAGATTTAAGAACCGTGCTGATGGGCGACGGCGAAACCGAAACGCCTCACGGCAGACTGCCGCAAGTGGAAGCGAAGATCGAAGATCACAATTCGCGCCTCAAGGCTTTGGAAGAGTGGCACATCAAGCACGGCGTATGGGGCGCTGGGGCTGGGAAGTTAGGCACATGGGCCGCTGGGATTGTGGCTGCCGCCATCGTGGTGATACTCGAGCGCATCGTCTCCTATTTCGTGGGGCATTAAATGCGGAAATTATTGAATCGTGTTGCGCGCTGGTTCCTCGTGAAGAACAACCTCACACTCCGTGCGAATGTCGCCCTGCGGCAGTTTTTGAGGTAACGATGGCCATTGTTAGACCGCCGCAACCTGTGCCACAACCATACGTGCCTGAGATTCCTAAATGGTGATATTGAGCGAGCACGACCAGGCATTGCACTGCACGATATGCGGACGTGTGAAAGAGCTTAAACGCTGGCAGATGCGGCCTGATTTGTACATTGATTACCGTGGCGAGTTTGATCAACTGCACGCTGGCTGCGAAGAGTGGCACCAAATGTACTCACGATTCATTCAAGCTTTCGAGGGGCCGGTTGCTCATGCTTAACGTGGGGGCATTTAAGGCGCTTGGCTCGCGCACTGACTGACTTCCCACATTTTGAGCAGATGGACAATTTAGGCTTAGGCCCGTGAGTTTTACGGAGGGCTGCGAGTTGGCGGGCTAGTTCGGATGGGTTCATGCCTGCTCCGCGCGTAGAGCTTCGAGTGTGGTGTCGTTGAGGTCTTGGCTGCCGTCGATCTCGTGGCCAAGCTGCTGTTCCAAGGCATTGAGTGTGCGCCAGAATGCAGCTTGTGTCTCTTGGGCCAGCTTGAACACGACGGCGGCCTCGTCAATCTTGTAGGCGCTCATTTTGCTCCTTTTGGATCGAAGGCGAGTCTGTTCTGTACGCGCTGGAGCATGGCGATGGTTTCTGCGCACTGATTGGCCGCTAGAGTGCTGATGCAGATTAACGCTGCTGCGCGTGCGGACATCCCTGCTTGCAGTGCATGGTCAACAGCTTTGCGTCCGTTGGGTTCCATTTTCTTGCTCCTTGCGGCTGATTGCCGCTCACAAAGATATGATGACACAGTAACGCTACTGTGCAACATCTATTTTCAATAAATATGCTGTGGAAAACTCCTGAAACGGTGGAAAACTTATGAGCGCATTAGATTCGTGCCTCGTGACGGCATTGTTTATTTCCGCGATCTTCAACCTCGCGCAAGCTATTGATTCCAAATGCTCTAAGCCTGCTCAAAAGAGAGATCGTCTGGGAAGGTTCACCAAGTAGATGGATACCAAGAAAGCACAGCGAGTTTGCGATCTTCTCGCGGCGCATGAGGAAGCAAAATCTTTACGGCAAGCGTGCAAGATTGTTGGGATTCCGCCGAGCAACTTCCTGTTCTGGTGCGACAAGAACCCGGAACTGGCTGAACAGTACGCGCGCGCGGATAAGATTGCGACGGATTTGGCGTTTGAAGAGTTCGCGGAACTCAATGATGAAGCGCCTCCGAGGGTAAAAGGCTACACAGACGCTGGCTGGGCTGCATGGCAGAGAATGCGGCTGGACAACAAGAAGTGGGCTATGAGCAAGCGGAGGCCCAGCAAATACGGCGACAAGGTAGCGGTCGAGAACTCCGGCAGCATTGAAGTGGTTAAGCGGGTTGTGAGTGATCTGTGAATCCGTATCGAATCGTATTGAAATAACGATTCAGATGTGCGATTTGCCGAGCAAGTATCGGCTGACCCATATCGAATATGCGATTTGAGGATGTTCGGCTATCGGAACTGATCAAGCCGACGCCCAAACAGCGCGAGTGCTTCGAGGCTACGGATCACTACAGGTTCACGCTGTATGGCGGCGCTGCTGGTGGTGGCAAGTCTTACACGCTGCGCTGGTGGTGCTTGAGGCAGTTGATACGGCGGTTTGCTGATACCGGCATCAAGGGATTAAGGGCTGGGCTGTTCTCAGTCGATTACCCAACGTTGCAGGATCGGCAGATAAGCAAGATTGAGCAGGAGTTTCCTGTCTGGCTTGGGCAGACGAAGCGCACGGAGAAAGATGGGCTGTGCTTCTTTGTTAAGGATGAGTTCGGCGGCGGCAGGATCGCTCTGCGCAATTTGCAAGATCCGAACAGCTACAAGTCGGCTGAGTTCTCAGATATCGCGGTCGAAGAGCTTTCGGAAAACAAGCGCGATGTATTTGAAGACCTCGTGCTCTTTCGCCTGAGGGCACCGGGGATTGACAGACCTGCATTCCTGGCAGGCACAAACCCGACAGGCGTGGGCGTGCAGTGGATCAAAGCTCTGTGGGTTGATCGGAAGTTCCCGGCTGAGTTGAAGCACCTTGAGCATGAGTTTAAATACGTTCCGGCGCTGCTTTCAGACAATCCGCATCTAGGCAACGATTACCGCGAGTCTTTGAAGGGCTTGCCGGACAAGAAACGCCGAGCATTGCTTGAGGGCGATTGGACTGTTCCGGAAGGGCAGTATTTCACCAACTTTGAGCCGGACGACAGGAAAGTCCATCCAGCGGTGCTGAGTCAGATAGTTCAGCCTTGGTGGTCACACTGGATCGGGCAGGATTGGGGATTCAAGCACCATTCTCCGGTTTACTGGCACGCGGTTGGCAATGTTATGCCGGACCAGGCAAAGCTATTAGGCCGTAGCTGGGATTCGCCTCGGCAATGCGTGTTTACCTACCGCGAGAAGATCGTATCGCTAGCAGATGCGAACATGACCGAGGCCGAGTTGGGCAGCGAGATTGTCAGACTTTCTGGCAAGCAGAAGATTTCACGCTACATCTTGTCGTCGGATGCGTTTGGTGAGAAGTCAAGCCAGCGAACACCGGCGAGCATGTTGGCAGGTGCGATTAGACCTCACGGCTTGCCTGCTCCTGTTCCTTGCAACATGTCACCCGGTTCGAGAGTGGCAGGCTGGCGGTTTATGTACCAGCTTATCCAGGATGACGCATGGTTCATCTCTGAGATGTGCCCTGAAGCATTAGCGGCTGTGCCGGCGTTGGAATACGACTCGGACAAGGGCGATGAAGACATCCTGAAGACAGATCACGTCTTTGACGACATCGCGGACTGCCTGCGGTACAGCTTGCAGGACATGCTTGGTAACAGTCGGAAGCCTAAAGACATTCTGCTGCATGAGACGTTATCGGCCATTCCCGACATGACGCAGAAGCATTTCGCGCATTTGAAGTTCGAGGCCGAGCACAAGAAGAGCACAGGCCCGGTCAAGAGGAGTTTGAGATGGCAGCGATAGGCGAACTGATCCTGCTGGTGTGGTGTATACGCAGGCTATACGCACTGGAGAAGCGCAACGCAGTGCTGTGGCGCAAGGTAAGGCAGATGCGCAAAGAACGAAGGCCGAAGCGCATTGTGGTCAAAGCCAAGCCGGTTGAGAAGCAGGAAGTGCCCGAGTTTCAAAGACCTTTGCGGACAGGGCGAAAGGGCTGGTCAACGATCCGCCACGAGCTGGAAACGGCAGTAAAGACAGAAGAAGAGCGGCTGGCAGCAGTCGCCGAAATCTACAAGGGAGCTTAAATGACGATTGACGAAGCAATACAGCAGTTGGAGACACAGACACACGTTGACCTGAGCGGCGGTCGCAGAGATGCGGCTGTGGCCGTTCTGAACGAGTACGCGGAGTCATTCAAAGTGCCTGCCGAAGAAGAAAAGAAAGAGGAGTCGCACGATGCCGCTTAACGCCGCTGGCAAGTTCTCAATCAATCCGCAGATGGGCAAGGCGACTGAATCGTTGCCCGAGAAACCGAAGATCGAAGCGCCGGGCGCACCTGCTGAATCTGGCGACGTGCATGAGATCCACGATCACGGCGACGGCACCTTTCACACAGTTCACAAAGGCCAGCAGGAAGAGCACGCCTCGATTGGTCACCTGCACGCGCACATCTCCAAGACGCACGGAGCGGGCGAGAAACATGCTCACCTGCACCATGACGGCTTCTCCGCTCACTCGCACACGGTTGACGAGCAGGGCCAGACTCAGGAGCAAGAGCACGAGTCAGGGCAGGAAGCCGGACAACATGCAGGCAGCTTTCTCGACGGCGAACAGCAAGACGCTGGCGCACCTGGCGAGCAGTTGGGCGCGCAGCCTGCCGGTGATGATACGGGCCTGGGGGTCTAATGCCAGTCTACGGCACGGTTTCCCCCAGCATCGTTTCCATGTCGCCCGGCGATGTAGTTGAGTTGTTCAACGCCGAGACGCCCGCTATTCCCTCGAACTCGATTGTGATTACTCCGGGAGTTGGAGTGCGCAATCTTGAGTTCCAATCGCAGTTTGCGGCGGCGGCAACGGCTTCGCTGCTGATCGAAGGCTCAAACGTGAGTCCAACGGCATCGTCTCCGCAGGACGGGCTGGTGCTGTACACCTCGACCAACAAACAGGCAGACAGCTACAACGATGCCAACGGGCTTGCATTCTACTGGGCGAATCTTTCCACGCAGACGGCAGGCGGCGCGGTATCGGTGATTGTGAGGGCTTACTAATGGCTGATAAGTGGATACAAGGCGCAGTCAAGCATCCAGGATCACTCACGGCGGCGGCGAAGCGTCACGGCGTTTCCAAGTTGCAAGAGGCTGAAAAGGAAGCCAAGTCGAAGAACCCGCACATTCGCGGGCGCGGGCTTTTAGGCGAGCGGTTCATAAAGAAATCAATATGACCGCTGAGCAGAAGATTGATTCAATCCGTTCGCAGATGGACGCCGCTGTCCCTGTAGGCGGAACAATCGTGATTCGCTGCCCCTACTGCGACACCTTGAACTTCGAAGGGTTGCAGATGTGCTGCGACATGCTGAGAAATGCTTGTCTGGCCATTCTGGAGCGCGCGCAAGTGGAGAAGTTTATCGAGATGGTTCAGGACAAGATAGCCCATGCTTGATACCGCAGTCGTGGACAACGATGGATCGCAGGCAACGGAAGAGCAGGCGCAGGTTCAGTCGCAGTACGGCGACAAGAATGAGAAGCTGCCTGAAGTGCTTCAGAACACGCTCCGCGACCTCGTAAAGCACTACCAGGGCTTGGACAAGTTTGTACGCCGCTCTGAGGTCATGGAGGCCCGGCGTCAGCGGTTCTACGAGCGCGGCGACCAGTACATCTATTGGGATGCGCGGTCCATGATGTTCATGCCGGTGAATGGCGGAACAAGCGTGTCTTCCGGTTCAACGTCTGTGGACATGCCGCGCTACACAGACGTCTACAACATCTTCCAGCCGTACGAGCGGTCATTGATTGCGGTCCTTACGCAGAATCCTCCGGGTGTTGAGTTTGAACCGGATGACCCGAACGCTCCAAGCGATATTGGCGCGGCATCGACGGCGATGGTGTACAAGAGCGACTTCGACCGCGTGAATGACAGGCCTAGGCTACAGACGCAGGTTGCTAGACTGTTCTGCACGGATGGGCGGGTCATCGCTCACACACACACCGTCGCAGATGAACAGAGATTCGGCACAGACCAGGACGGAACGCCAAAGCAGGCCGAGATTACCGAGATTTACGGTGTGCTGGAATCTAAAGTCCCGATTATCGCGGAAGGCATTGAAGACTGGCCGTATTGCGTGCTCTCGAAAGAGTTGGACATCAATCTGGCCAAAAAGAACTACCCCGAAGCGGCTGCAAAGATCAAATCGGGATCAAGTTCAGTAGGGGAATCTGCTTACGAGAGAATGGCCCGGCTTGGCGTTTTGCAAGGCACTCGGCTGATTCAACAGGCCGGGGATGCTTTCGCGCACATGGTCACGCGGCATCGTTGCTGGCTTCGCCCTGCGGCGTTCGAGCACTGCAAAGATCAGTCGCTCAAAGAGCAGCTATTGCAGATTTTCCCGAATGGATGTCACGTCATCTTCTGCGGCGATGCTTACTGCGGAAGCTGGGATGAGTCGATGGACGATTGCATAGGCGTGGCACATCCCATGCCCGGTGACGGTCAATACAGGCCGTCGATGATGAAGTCTATCGTGCCTGTCCAGGACGCTTTTAATGATCTGATGAATCTTCGCAAGGAGATTTACGACTACTGCATACCTGCTACGTGGTGGGACAAGGCAATAGGCGATGAAGACGCGATCAGGGACCAGATCAGCGAGCCTGGAAACCATATTCCTTGTGAGGCACCTGCTGGGAAGTCATTGGAGCAGTGCTTTTTTGTCGAACCGCCAGCGTCTGTGCCTGAAGACATGATTCAGGCCATGAATGACCTGCAAGGTCAGCTGGCGCAGTTCATTACAGGCGCGATGCCTGCTTTGTTTGGCGGGTCGATGGAAGACCAAAAGACCGCGAGAGGCTATCAGATGGCCCGCGACCAGGCAATGGGGCAGCAGGGTATGCCGTGGGCCGCGATGAAGCAATTGTTCTCGAAGATTTACTATCAGGCTGCGTTGTCGGCTGGAAAGAACCGCGATGAGTCGGTCAATGTGAAGATCGACAATCAAGTCCTTCCGCTGTCATTCACTGACCTCGAAAAAGGCAACTTCCACTGCCACCCGAATGCTGATGGGAGCTTCCCTGAAACAGTAGCGATGAAGCGCGCTCAGTATCAGGCAGTGGCGGAGATGGCCAAGGGCGACCCGCAGTTGGCGCAGATACTTCAGTTGCCGGACAACATGGAATTCGGCAAAGAGATGCTGGGCTTACCTGAATTGGTGATTCCGCAGGCCGAGGCCAGAAATAAGCAGATGGAAGAGATTAACCAACTGCTGAAGGAACAGCCGATTCCGCCTTCTCCGCAGGAACTTGAGCAAGCGGGCGCGCAGTATGCGATGACGGTGAAGCAGGCACAGATGCAAGGCGCTCCGCCGCCGCCGCAGCCTGACCCGAACCAAGTCATTCAGTCGATGATGCAGTCTTCCATTCCCATTGACGCGACCTACGACTTCCATCAGTGGGAGTTTGAGAAGGTGCAGGACTGGCTGAACTCAAAAGCTGGGCGCGACGTGATTGCAAGCGGGAATGTGGCTGGTATTCAGAACGTGAAACTGCATGGCGAGCTTCACAAGAAGGCAATGGAGGCCCAGCAGCAGGCACAGTCGAAACCGCCTTCGGAGAACATCAACTTCGCAGACTTGCCACCTGCCGGACAGATACAGATGGCGCAGCAGGCCGGTATTCAACTAACGCAAGGAGCACCGAATGCCTGAAGAGGCCGTTATAGATGCACCCGCAGTAGAAACAAGCACAGTAGAGACGACACCGGAGCCTACGGAAGCTCCTGCGGTAGAAGCTCAGCCCGCTACGGAGACGCAGCCGAATGAGCCTGCCGATCCAGACCTTGAAGGCGATGGCCGCACCGTTCCCGCAGCGATTCGCCAGCACCTTGCGCAGTTAAAGGCGCAGAACCCCGCGCTTGCCAAGCAGTTGAAGGGCATTCTGTTCGCGGATCAGGCTCTGAAGAGAGAGTTTCCCGGCGGCGTCAAAGAGGCTCTGGAAGTAAAGCAGACCTTGGCTAAGTATGGCGGCCCCGAGGCGTTGCAGGAGATTCAGTCCGAGCGCGATGCGTGGTCGAAGCTGGACGAGTCGTTTATCAACGCCGACCCCTCGTTTGTGCAGACGATTGCGGAGAACAATCCCGAGTCGTTTGCCAAGCTTGCGCCTTCGGTGATCAGCAAGTTCGCCGAGATTGACCCTGAGACCTATCAGCACGTGATGGGCAAGGTGGTCTTCAACACCTTGTCCAATGCGCCGATCAATGAGATTTACCAGGCATTGGCGGGGAATGAGCAGACCAAAGCTCTCGCCGGCAAACTGGCCGAGTGGTACAACGGCATTCACGACTTGGCCTCGAAAGTGCCGGAAAAGAAGATTGACCCGGAGCGCGAAAAGCTTCAGAAAGAGCGCGAAGCCTTTGAAGAAGAGAAAGGCAAAGCGTTTCAGGCGGAAGCGGCCCGAGAGATTGTGACCACGCGAGATTCGATCATTACCCGCGAGCTTAACAAGCTGCTGAACGGCAAGAAAGTTCCCGAAGAGAAGATGCAGGCCGTCAAGCTTGAAGTCGTCCGCAGGATGGGCGCTTTGCTAAGGTCGCAGGAAGGATTCCAGGCAGCGCACGACAGGTTCCTCTCCGCGCGGGACAAAGCGGGGCTGCTGGGATTCATCAAACCACGTCTGGAGCAGGTTCTGCCGCGCGCGGTCGATCAGGCGCACAAGCTGTTCTTTGCCGGCGAAGGCAAGCCAGTCGTAAAACCTGCGGTCCAGCAGCAGGCACAGAAAGCGGCGGTTGATCCGGGCTTCACTCGCGTCTCGGTTGCGCCGAACCCTGCTGATGTGGATCACAAGCAGACGCCGTTCGAGATGAAGTGGAAAAAGCAGGCTGTTCTCAAGGACGGACGGAAGGTTACTTGGGCATGAACTATAGAAACGGCTGCCCCATTCTGGACGAAGATTAAGCAGCATACATGAGCGTCGTATAGCGGCAATTATTCCGGTCTCCAAAACCGTGTGACGCAGGTTCGAGTCCTGCCGCTCATGCCAACAAGTTTTGTAACACGGGTCGCTTCGGTGGCCCTTTTGCTTGCCCGAAAGCCTCTGGGATCGGACACCCAGCACACAAACCGGGGAAATAAGGGAAGGCACGTTTTACCTCCGTACTGCGAACGACTCAGCACCGCTCAGGCTGACCAAACAACGAGCCGCATGACGAGATTCAATCTCAGGAAATTGTCATGGCTGCTAATGCTGCGCAGGTTCTTGCGCTTCAGCACGAAAAAGTCCGCCCTGAACTCTCTTTGATGTATCAGACGGACGATACCCTGTGGGGTCAGATCAAGTCCCGGAGCGACCTCGAAGTCGTTTCTGGACGCCCTACGCGCGTTCCTATGGAACTCCTCGCCGGTTCTAAGTTCCGTTCCGGCAACCCCGATGGTGGCGACCTGGGCCTTGGCTCCGGCGTAACCACGGACTACGGCACGCTGGTCCCGACCTACTTCTTCCAGGCCAGCCAGTACACCAAAGCCACCGAGATCAACACGAACAGCGATGAGAAGGCAATTGAGAACTACGCCCAACTCACCATGAAGCGTGCGATGGAGCAGTTCAACACCAACATGGAAGCGGCATTCTGTGTGGCGGACGGTTCCAACACCCTCGGCACGGTCGTTTCTACCGGAACCACTGGTGGCTCGCCGTACATCATCGTCAGCAACGCGAACTCGTTTTACGACAATCAGGATATCGATGATTGGTCGGCACTGTCGGGCACGAATCGTGGCACGATCACGATCCAGTCTGTCGATGCGGCCAACAAGACCCTGTGGCTCGCAAACGGCGCTTCGCTGCCTGCCGGTATTGTGGCTGGCGATTTGCTGCTCATCAACGGCTCTTCGGGCGTGGCCAACTCCGGCCTGTTCGGCGTGCTGACCTACCAGGTGAATGCGGCTACCGGTTCGGTCATGGGGCTCTCCCGTGCATCCTATCCCGGCAAACTCACCACTCCCTACGTCTCAGGCGGGAACAAGACGCTGACCCCAGCGTTTGCCCGTCTTTTGCTGTCGCGCTTGCAGGTTGCATTGGGCGCGAAGGCTGCGGACGAATCCGAACTGACATTCAACATGAACATCGACATGGTCGCGGCCTGGGAAAACACAGGTCTGGTCGTGTCGTCTGTGATTCAGAACCAGCTCACCGGTTCTAACGCGCAGGACATGTTGAAGAAGTCCGGCCCCAAGACCTTCGCCGGTCGTCCGATCATCGGCGACGGTGATGGGAACATTCACGCCGTTCCGGGCAGGATTGACGGACTGGCGCTGAAGGAGTGGTTCCGCGTTGAAAACCAGCCAATTGACTACTACGAAGTTGGCGGGCAGACGCTGTTTCCCACCTATGGCGCTTCTGGGGGTCTGAGCGCGAACACGCTCTTCTATCTCTGGACTGGCGTAAACATCGGCAACGGCAATGTCCGCAAGGGCTGCTACGCCGATTCCATCGCAATCCCAACCGGGTACTAACCAAGTGGGGCGGACTACCATCCGCCCCTTCTTTCCCTTATGACAATTTCTCATCTTCCAGTTCCGATGAAGCGGTATGGAGTGAACCCTTACGGGGAGTCACTGTATCGCTGCGTGTGGTCAGATTCTCGCACCCATCTTGTAGGCGGTCGCTGGGGCGATAACCAGGCCTGCGAGTACAGACAAGCCCCGCTTTACCCCGGAGTCCATGCGTGGATTCTCGAAAAGTGGCTATCGCCTGAAGCTTACGCCGGATCTCGTGATGACTGGCACCTTCAGAACTACGACATTGAATCCGGCCTTTATACCAGTGGCCCTTACCCCGAGCGCGGTGAGTACACGCAATGCTATGCGTTCCCCGCTGGCTTCATGCCGGGAGATTCGTCCATTTCATCCGTGATTGGCATGTTGAACGCCTCGCGGAATGTCTCGCTGTGGGACAAGAAAAGCGCATTGCTTGATAACCACGCGGCCAAGAAGAAAAAGCGCGAAACGCGGGTCGAAGACGTGTTTAGAAACGCTCAAGGGTCGTTTAGAGGCAATGCGGTCTCGGGAATCCCAGGCAAAAGGACTGCTGAAAAAGTGCAGTTGCGCCACACAGCACAATCGCTCGGTAAGCCGGTGGGCGATAACAAGTTTTTCTCACAAGGAGCATAAATGATCTTCGCAAATGAAGTGCAGCGGACAATTTCAGCGGACGTGCGCGCCCGCAATGGGAAGGTGGTCGCCGCTATTCCTGACGTTCTGCGGCGAATGGCGGAAGAGAACCCCATTCACGTCTTCAATGTCGGCCCATGGTCGTGGACTGTCTCTCTCGGCAGTCTGGGAGTCTTTACCGTGCCTGCGAACGAGGGCGAAGTCTCCAAGCCGCTGATCGTGAACCGCACCGTCTTCGAGACGATCTCGGTTGACATGAACAAGATGGAGCAAAGACCTGTAGACGGGATGGATGTCGTGCACGACATTCTCGGCGTCGGTCCTTACAAGCAGCCGGGGCAGTCATTGATTTCGCGCGGAGTCTTTATCGCGGAAGGTTCGACTCCGACCGCTAAAGAGAAGAAGGCTGCCTACGCGGAGTTGGACAAATACTACGGCTCTCTGGTTTCTGAAGCGGATAGGTATCACATGGCCGGGCCTTTGCAGATGCCGAACATCTGCGATGAGCACCGCGCCGCTGCAAGAGCGTTGAACCAGACCAGACCGTGGTGTGAGACTCCCCGACAGCAGGATAGCTGCCCAGGATGCGGAAGGTCAGTACCGCAGGGAATTGCAAGGTGTCCGCATGAGATGTGCGGCGCCATCCTTGACGAAGTGAAGGCAAAGAAGCTCTTTCCGCATCTGTTCCGCGAGGCGGTAAGTGCCTAGCATCCCAGGCCCGGCACAGCCGCCCTACGATACAGCGGATTACGTTCTCAACCTCGCCCGCACGCGCATGAATGACGCTATTCAGACGCTGGCGGGCGATGTGATGAGCGACACCCAGCCTTACATGCTGACCGCGTTTAATGGGGCGTGGAGAAGGTTGCAGGAAGCCCTCGCCGACCAGGGAGCCGCGGCACTCACTAAGGAAGCGATCATCCCTTCCATTCCGGTAGTCGGCTCGATTGACCCCGCTTCGCAGGCTTACCTTTCGTGGTCGAACTACTTTGACGGGCTGAATCTTTGGCCGGGGCCTTTGCTGCCGCAGAACCTGATCCTTCCGCTTCGGCTGTGGGAAAGAATCTCCGGCACAACGCAGCAGTTTATTGAGATGTCGCCCGTCAATGACGGACTTCCATCCGATCCCAAGACGTTAAGGCTTCAGTATTGGGAATGGCGCGGCGACGCTATCTGGATGATAGGCGCGTTGCAGATCAATGACATTCGCCTGAGATATGCGGCCTACCTGCCCGACTTAGAGACTTTGGGAACTACGCGGGTGCCGATCATGCGCTGCGGGAATGCTTTGGCGTGGCTGGTGTGTTCGGAAGTCGCCAATGCTCGCGGCGATATAGACGGCTCAAGCTTCGATGCGAAAGCGGAAAACGCGATTGAGAAGATGTTGAACCGCGAGGCCCGCATGAAGCAGCGCGGCAGACATAGACGACAGCCCTACAGCAGCCGTGCACATAGCGGATGGGGAATCTTTTAACCAGGAGAACTTATGGCAATCGCAGCAGTGGAAACATCTCGGGATTACACGGCGAAGAATGAAATCGTCTACGGAACACTCACCTTCTCCGGCAGCTACGCGACCGGCGGAGACACGCTGAACTTCGACGCCATCAGCAAAGCCTCTCGGCAGTCTCCGATCTTTGTCGAGATTCACGAAACCGGCGTTCCATCTGGTTATTCCTACAGCTACGTCGCCAGTTCGGACGAAGGCACTGGCAAAGTCGCTGTGCTTGAGACCGGAGCCGCGGTAAGCACTCCGCAGACACAGATTGCCGCAGCCGCTTATCCTGCCGCGATCACCGGCGCGACGGTCATCTTCAAAGCGACGTTCCCCCGTCTATAAATGGCGATCAACACTCAGGGAGCGGTAGAAGTACCGCTCTCGCTGTTCGGCGGAATCGACACGGAGATGTCACCATCCGACCTGCCGGAAGGCGTGTCTCCCGACTGCGGAGACGTGGTGTTCCTTCCCGGCAGTGTAAGTACGCGCTTCGGCATGGAAAAGCGATTTACTGTGGCCTTTCCTGCTGATGTTGTGTATGAGGATAGCTTTGTCACGAATAACGGCGCAATCAAGAATCTCTACCTCTGTGCCGATGGTTCGTTTTGGGTAGAAGACCTGTCTTCTCCGGGCGTGAAGACTGAACTATTCACGACTTTCTCGGGGTCTTTCGGTCTGTCCTGCACAGCGTTTGGGCGGCAGTTCATTGCTCTTTCAGACGGAAGACACGGCCTGGATATTCCCCGTCAGTTCGACGGGGTGAACATCGACCGCGTGACGCAGGATGGACCCGGAGCACCGCCGTCGATTGCGAATTACATCATTCCGCAAGCCAATCTGGTCAATAACGTGGCTGGCACGGGAATTAGCGTGGTGTCTTCCACTCCGGGCGGCGCAGTCTATTATCCACCACCACCGCCGCCGCCTAATTACTATGGCGGTTATACCCCTCCGCAAGGTCAGGGATACACGGTCTATACGACTCTGACCATTGTTACCAGCACTCCGCATGGAGTGACTGTCGGGCAGACGGTTTCGCTTTCAGGCAGCACGGCCTATAACTTCAACTCCGCTTCCGTAGCCGTTGTTATTGACTCGACCACGATTGAGATTTATCGCGCATCCCCGGACAGCACGGAGGCCACCGGAGGGACGCTAACTCCCTTCACCGCTGGGCTGATCCGCAGAAACGGCGTGGTCACAGCCACTACCTCAACGGCTCATAATCTACAGCCGGGATTCCAGACACAGATTGCCGGAGTGCCTTTGGCGCTGGTAGGCAATGGCATTTCCTCCATATCCATCTCGAACGAAAACAACCCCGGACTGGCGACGATCACCACTTATCAGGCGCATGGCCTTGTGCCTCAGAATGAAGTCGTCATCAAGAATGTGCCCAACACCGCAGTAGGCGGGGCGATTACTGCCGCTGCGATTTCCGGTAACGTGGCGACCATTACCACCACGACCGCGCACACCCTGGGGATTGGCTCTGAAGTCGAAATAGCAGGTGTAACGGCGACGCAGTTCAATGGGCAGTTCACCGTTCTTTCCGTTCCGTCTTCGACCACGTTCACCTACGCCTTGGTGGATGCGGACACCAGTTCAAGCGGCGGGACGGTTTCTTTAGTGTGGCCCATCGCCTCAACTGACCCCACGCAAGTCTATTTTCAAGTACAGACCGCCCCCAGCCCTACGACCTTCACGGTGACGTTGAGTTATCCCGATGGCACATGGAATGGCGGTGGGCTCTACTTCGCATGGGAAGGGACGTTTTACGTCCAAACCATCCCGTCAGATACGACCTTCACTTATACGCAGCAAGGGCCGGACGCGAACTCTTCGACGGGCGGAACAAGCACGCCTTACGGCCAAGCTTCGCCGGGAGTGCATAATCTGGTCGTCATTTTCCAGACGCGCAAAGGCTATCTGACGATGCCGAGTCCTCCGGTGCAGTTCACCGCCCCCGGTGGGCAGTTTTTGACCGTCTCAAACATCCCGATTGGCCCTCCCAACACGGTTGCTAGGGTTCTGGCCTTCACCGGTGCCGGCGGAGCGTCGTATTTCTACATTCCTGTAGCGGCGCAGGAGAATTCTCAGGTTGTCTCGACCTCAACCGTGGTGCAGGACAACACCACGACCACCGCCATCGTTGATTTCTCGGACAATACCCTATTTGCTTCGCTGGGAATCTCGATACCAGGAAATAACCTGTTCAACCAAGTAGTGCTCGGCCCGGTTTTGGGGTTCAAGTTCTACCGTGAGCGGCTGATTGCCTGGGGCGAGAGAAACAAGGTGCAAAACCTGCTGAATATGGGCTTTGAAGGCGGGTATGTCGCAGGAAAATTAGACACTCCGCTTGGCTGGACGGTCGTAACTTCAGGCGGAACGCTGGTAACGAATGCCGACGCCGGCATGGGCATGTCGTGGCAGATTACCGGAGATGGAACACAGAACCCGCTGGGGCAAATCTCTCAGAATGCCTACCAGGACACGTTCGGTGTACCGATCCTTCAGCCCAACACGCAATATACCTTTCGCTGCCTGCCGACTGGCGCAACTTCTGGGACTCTGATTGCGGACTTCTACAGCGCGAAAGATGGAGTCTTGGCTACTGCCTCAATTGCGTTGAATACGGCGTCAGGCTTTGCGCAGGCTGACTTCTCGGCCAAAACACCCCTGTCTATACCGTATGACACGGTAATCAGGGTCTATGCAACGGGGCTAGCTTTAGGAGCAACTGTGACCGTCGATGAGATGGAGGGGCTGTACACGGATTTCCCCTATCTGGACACGGTAGGACGGTTTTCCTACATCAATAACCCGGAAGCCTTCGATGGAGTGACGGGATTACTTGGCCCAGCCACAGATACCACGCCGATCCGCAACTTTTCCGAGCTTCGGGACACGCTTTACATTCACACCGCCTCAAAACTGCACGAAACCAGCGATTCAGGGACTAATGAACCTTCTACTTGGACGGTTGAACAGGTGGCGGACGATTGCGGCCTGATTTCGGCGTTTGGATTGGCGGAAGGTGAAGAATTCCTGACCTGGGCCTCCGATTCGGGAGTGAGAATCTTTGCCGGCGAGCAGCCGTGGAAGATTTCGCAGGAAATGCAGCCGGATTGGGAGCAGATCAACCCTTCCGCGACTAAAACCGTGTGGCTGGTGAACGATCCGGTTGCTAGGCAGATGTATGTCGGCCTTCCGCTGGGAAATAGTACCTCTCCGAGCATGATTCGGATGATGAGCTACAAGGAATTGGACACAGCTAGACAAATCTCCACTTCGCCGCCCATCCACATCAGCTTTACCGGGAAAATGATTGCCTCTGACCTCACCCGCAAGTGGGCGCCGTGGAATAGAGCGATTCCTTCGGCTGCCATCATGTGGACTTCATTGACGAAGAGAGAATTAGTCTTAGGCGCGGCGAATGTCTACACGCTGAACCCCTTGAAAGACTCGGACGATGATTTCGGGACAATCCCGAGTTATTACACGACCTATTTCTTTGTGCCAACGGAGATGGAGCAGCAGTTACAGCTTCAGTGTCACAGGAAGATATATTGCTACCTGACGGCCCAGCTTTCCGGGGTTGGGACAGTCTCTGTCACGCCTTTGGCTAACTCGCTCGACAATCCTTACCCCTCAACGTCTTCGCGGACTCTGGTCAAAGACCCGATGTATGACCTTGAATGGGGCTTGAATGTCGTGACTCCGCGGTGCGCGTTCAAGATCGTGCCCAGTCCTCTTCCTGGTTCTTTGGACTGTTCTTTCACGCTGCAAAAGCTGGTTATTTCGATCAAGCCGGCGGCCCATCTGCCCATTAGGGGCGCGGCATGAAGCTAAAAGTCAGGAACCTCTCGGAGATTAGAGGGCAGGATGCAAAGCTTTACGAGGCCCTGACGGATATTGTTGCCGGGGTCAATGCTTCGAATCAATCAACAAATGCCGACCCGCACGGGCAGACCGCACCACCGCCTACTCCTAACGGGGTCAAGGTAACAGCGAAGGACGGCATATTTTCAGCGGAGATTCAGGACAAGAACCAGAGTCTTTATCGGGGAATCTCCTATTTTCTGGAGTACGACACCAGCCCACACTTTGCAAACCCGCAGCCTGTTCATCTTGGGCCTTCGCGTAATTGGAGAGGTCATCTGGGAAACCAGACTTTGCACTGGCGAGCTTATAGTTCTTACCCGACTTCTACACCATCAGGAGCGGTCTATCACGGTGGCATCAATCCGACTCCGGTTGTAGGCGGCGGCCTTTCCGGCCCGGCGATAGGGGTTAGTCAAGGATCAGGGACTGGTCCTGCCGGTGAAGGTCTGCACGGCTACGGGAAACTGCCCTTCAGAGGGAATAATCCACCGGTGCGCGGATGAAGATTAGGCCGTTTGAAGAGAGAGATATTCGTTACCTCCAGTTGCTACATAACGGCTTTCATTGGGAACTTGACAGCAGTTTCATCGGAGCGGACGTGGTTGTAGACGAGGACGACATACCGAGGATGATCGCGGGGGCTTGGGCTATAGCTGAAGTCCATCTCGTGGCTGACGGGCAATGGGACACACCTGCTTTTCGCGCCGAAGCGTTGCGTCTCCTCCATATCTCGATGAACCAGAGGCTTAAATCGCTTGGCATTCGACGTGGTGTGACGTGGTTTAACGAGCCGATGAGGGCATTTGAGAGAAGGTTACGCAAAATGGGATGGATTCGTAGCGAAGTTCCTAGTTACCACAAAGGGGTGAGATAGATGCCAAGCGGATCGGGCACTAAGAAGGATGCGTTCGCCAATAGTGGCACGGCCAATTCGCTTTCAGCGAGTTCTAACAATAACGCAAACGCGCTTTACGGCACGCTGGCGCCTGAACTGCAAAACGAGATGATAAACCCGCAAGGGTTTAGCCCAACAGAAAAGGCCGCGATGAACACCTCGTCGCAGCAGTCGGTTGGCGGAAGCATGGCTGGGGCGTTGGGCCAAGGGGCTTTAGAAGGTGCCAGAACTGGCAACCAGGGCGCTTCTACTGTGGCGTTGGATGACGCGGCGCGCGGCGGCCAGCAGGCGCTTTCGAGTGACGCCCTAAAGACTGAGATGTCCGATGCCAACCTGAAGGCGAAGCAGCAGCAGGAAGGCGCGCAAGGGCTTGGAGACCTTTACGACACGAATGCGCATGACACGCTTGGAGCTTTGGGCTTGAGCAATCAGGCGTTGGGCGTGGCGAACAATGCCAAGCCTACCTTCTGGCAGAACTTCGCGGGGCAGGCAACGGGCGATGCTCTCGGGGCCATCACGGGAGCGAAATAATGTCCACAATCAACATTACCCCCGACCAGACAGCCGCTCTCTTGCGTGGTTATGGCAGCATCATGAACCCCGCGCCGACACCTGCACCCGCAGCACAGCCTTTGATTGCCAAACCAGACGCACCTTCGACGCCTAATTTCCCTGGCGTGAATGTTCCCACTCAAAACCCAGCGGTTGCGGGTCTACAGCAGCAGCGGCAGCAGATGATTTCCAGCGGAGCAGGTGTTGACCAGATCAAGAACCCTATCCTTCACGGAATTGCGAAAGTCGGTGACGTGATCGGCGGAATGGTCGCGCCTGGCTTGATGGCCGCTATCCCCGGAACAGAAGCGCATCACGGGCTGGTGTTGAATCAGAATGCCAATGAGATCGGCCTGGACCAGAAGCAGGATCAGCAGACGGCGGAAACTGGCTTGAAGCAGTCACAGGCCAATATGGAGCAGGCAGACGCGGGGAAAGAGAATGCGGACACTTATTTGTTGCAGCACCCGCAGCCTAAACCTGCACCAACGCAACCTCCGCATATCCTTCAGACGGACCAGGGTTATTTTTCCTACGACCCCGCGACCAAAACGACGGAGCCGATTTCGTTTAACAATCAGCCGCTGAAGCCGTTCGTTAAGCCCACTGCCGCGAGTCACACGCCGTTCGATGAATACATGGCGAACCCCGGCAGCTACATCGGCTTTCAGAAGGCTTTGGAAGAGACGAAGGCGCAAGTCGCGGCAGAACATCCGCAGCTAGCAAAAAACGCTGGAGTCATGCAACTCTATGCGGCCCAGAAGTTTTTGAATGAGGCATACACGCGCAATCCGAAACTCCTGCCTGTCATAGCGCCGATGATCGGGAAGATTCTTGGGCTTTCCCCGGAAGATATCGCCGTACTTGGGCAAGTGCCTACAGACCAGCCTCTCAGCCCTACAACGGGAGATCCCATCGGCACAAGTATGCCCGGAGCGCCTACCGGATCAACGCGCACGCAGGCACAGACCGCAGACCGCGTGCTCACGGAAATCCCTAACATCCGCAAGGGCATTTCCGCTATTTCAAACGAGCTTGGGCCGGAGATGGGCCGCTGGAATGAGTTTATGACCGGAAGCTACGGCGCTGGCGATCCTCGATTCGAGAACCTGCGAGCAAATATGCAGTTCCTTAATTCGGCTGCTGCGAAATTCCACCTTAATTCGGTGGAAGCGGTGAAGGAGTTTAACCAGTTGGCCAGCGCCGGGAAGATGACACCGGGCGTGCTCAATGCTTACATCGACGCGGTGAGCAATTGGGCGAACACAGCGCGCAATCAGGAGCTTGGCGCGGGAGAAAAGCAGCCGAAGAGTGGCACGCCTGATACCGAGACGCGCACCTATCAAGGCCACACATACAAGAAAGGGCCGAACGGATGGCAGCTCCAGTAGTAGTTCCGAAGACTCTCCCGCTGGACTTTAACGGCTGGGACAATGCGCAGGTACACACCGGGGCAAACGCCTCGGGTGCGCAGACCACAGGCTATGCTCAGGGTGTTTCTAATCCTCCGAATGATGGCCAAGTCGAGAACGTTAATAATCCGCCCGCTACACTCCCGGCGGACTTCAATGGATGGGACAAGCCCGCACCCCAACCTTCGCTTACACAGCGTCTCGGACAAGGCGCGGAAGACTTAGGCAAAGGCGCTCTGGAGGGAATCGGCTCCGATGTCTACAACGCTGGCAACGCTGCCGGCGAATTGCCACTTATTGGCAAGTACCTTCAGCCATCTCCGGAAGCACAGGAGCATTTACGCTCGCTGATCACCCCCGCTGACACGACGCAGAAAGTTGGCAGGGGATTGGAGCAGGCAGGCGAATTCCTGATTCCCGGCCTTGGGGAAGAACGCGCTGCGGGATTGGCAGCCGAACATCTTCCGCAACTGGGCAAAGCTGCTGCACCGCTGGCCAGAATGGGCGCACAGGCGCTTGGCGCAGGGGCGGTGAATAAGGCGCAAGGTGGGGATTTCAAAACGGGCGCGATGATGGGCGGCGCAACGGGTGCGGTTGGCGAAGGGCTGCGGACCATGGCCCCCGGCTTGGCCGAGACTTCGTTGCGTATTGGCAAGCCAGACCGTATTCGCGGGCGCCAGATCGGGCAGGCAGTCCTTGACCATACAAAAGGCTTTCTGCCTGAAACGGTCGGGAAAAGTGCTGGGGAGAAAATCGGCACGCTCGAATCGGATGCGCTGGCTCAATCCGACCCTAACGCCGCCATGTCTCTATTGCCTGTGAGAGCAGCAGCTCGGCAGGGGATGGGAAAGCTGGAAGGCGAGAACGTTCCATCCGTCATCGAAGCCGGACGGGGCCTCGAAGACCTGGTTCATACCCGCTATGCCACCGGAGAACCAATCCCAGACGAACTGCCACTTTCCGAAGCTCTTCCGCTCCGGCGCGGCCTCGGGAAATACCTGGCCCCCGGAACATGGAACCCTGAGACGAGCAGCAGGATTGCCCCGCTTCGGAATCAGATGTACGGGGCCATGAACGAGCAGATTGGGCAGCATTTCCCGGCTATCAGGGCTGCGGATGAACAGATCAAATCCCTTATCCCTGTCGTCCGTGCAGGCGAGTCAGCTTCTCGCAATGCGGGGATTGGTCAGAGGATTGCCGGGAGAATGGCCGCGCATACGGGCGCTCTTGCTGGTGGAGTGGGAGCGGGGATTCTCGGCTATGAAAAGGGTGGGCCAACCAAGGCGCTTGAGTATGGGCTTACCGGACTTGCGTTGCCTGAATTATTAGCCAGTCCGGGAACGCAGATGGTAGCGGCACGCGCTCTACACAGCGGCTTGCCAGCAACAGCCGCGCGTGGCCTGATCGGTGGGTCTATGTCAGCAAAGCGACAAGACCAATAACCATCAGCAGGCCGCTGCCCCAGAATACTGACCACACGAACTCTTTTTGGCTAACACTCATCACGAGATGGCCAAAGAAAACAAAAGCGCCCACGAGTACAGCTATTAGCGGGATGAGCATCGAGTGATGCCTCCAAGTTGATCGATCAAGTTTATCACCGCCGCCCTTCCGGGGCGGCTTTTTATTGGAGAAATAATGAAGAAGCTCGCCCTCCTGTTCTTGTTTTTCGCAGTTCCGGCCATTGCGCAAACGGCTGCACGTTTTGATGCCCCGCCGCTCTCGACTGTCCCAGCGGGAGATACGAGCGGGCTTCCGCCCATGTACGCCATCCCCAACGCCACCATTTCAGTCTGTTCTTACCCGGCGAGTGGGAATCCCTGCACCAACAAGATCACGACCTACACGGATTCGACACTGACCACGGCTTGCCCTTCTTCTTCACAGATTACGCAGGCCGGAAGTTCTATATGCACGGTAAAGACCGACTCTCAGGGTAATTTCGGATTTTGGTACAACGCCACCGCGAATGCGCACCTGCAATATACCGTTCAGACCACCTGGGGCAACTTTGGGCCGTTCGACATTATGAATCCAGGGGCGCAAGTCTGCGGCCTGTCAGACTGCGCCATGAAGCTCCCTCGTGTGGACGCGCGCAATTCTGACTTTGCGGGCGGCGCCGACCCTACCGGAGCGAAGGACTCGACGGCGGCATTTCAGGCGGCGATTGACTTTGCGGTGGCCCAGGAATCATCGCATGTTGGTAATCCTGCCGTTTATTGCGCGCCGGGCACCTACAAGATCAACGGCACGCTGAAGCTGCCGGATTACATCAACTTCGTGGGCGATGGGCGGTCAACCTGCACTCTGACTGAGACCAATGCGACGGCCAACCTGATTACGGTGGGCGCAGCCGCCGTTTCAAATCCCACCTCTGGAAGCATTCGCAACCTCACGCTGCAAGGCTCTGGATCATCGACTACCGGAACGCTGCTCGAAGTAGACAACACGCCCGGATACACGCTCGAAAACGTGCAGCTTGTCAATAACGGCGGTCGTGGGCTTCAGTTGAACGGCCACTCGGAAAGGCTTTCTTCTCACAATCTGCGCATTGATTTTGTGCGCTGGCCTATCGTCATGCCCGCGGATGAAAACGAGAGCTATTTTGTCAACACGCAGATCACCTATCCCGGCGACGCTTATGGTTACTGCTACAGCATCAATTGCGTGAACGGAGTAGCACCGGGGCCAAACCAGGGATCAGGCGGGGCAGCTACACCTATCAGCCCGGACACCCACGCAGCTATCTATGTGGATGATGCTGTGAACTTTCGCTTTTTGGGTGGATCAATCAAGCCGCTAGGCCACGCTGTTGGAATTCAGGACTTTAATAGCGAAGTTGGCACGGTAGACAGCTTCTATTTTGAAGGATTGTACGACCAGCCATGGGCAAGCGACAGCCCAGCCATTGCAGTAGGCGGCGCAGCGCCCATGACCACTCTTTCTGCGTCACTCAGCGGCACAGGCACGACCGTAGCAGTTGCCTCTACAGACTGGCAGCCCGAGTTTTATGAAGACACGTCACAGATGCCGACTAGCGGTGACGAAGATGGCGTTATCTATGTCCTGATGCCCGCTGATTACCTTGCGGGGAGCACTCAAGCATCGGCAGACGTTCCGGGAGTCCAGCGCGGGCAGTTTGAGAAGGTCACAATCGAGGGTTTCGCTGGCGACGGCAACCTGCACATCTATCAGAGAAACATCGGCGGCAGCACCGCGCCAGCAGGTACGGTGTGGACTATAGGTACGGTCGTAGAAGAGGTCCCCCAGCCTTTCGGAGGGTATGGCGCGGTCACGATTGCCAGCGACCACTTTCACTCACAGGAAACTGCAAGCTCTGGATACGCAAAGAACTGCAACCAGCTAAACACGCTTACCTGCGCGGAGATTGTTGCCGGGTACGAGCCGGACGGCTACTGGATTGACCCTTCGGGAGGCCCTAACTCCAACCTGACGGCAAAGCTCGTACTGAATAACGATGCGATGTTCAGTAGCTCTGATCAATACTTTGGCCAGATCGCCACGCATGACACCGCCTACATAACTATCGAAGGGTATGCGGCTCTCACTGGCCCAGAAACCAGCGAAGTAGTAACCAGTCCGTTTAAGTACAACATTTCTCCTTCGCTTGGCGGTTCTTACATCACCGTGCCAACTTACGGCACTGGAGTCGCCGCGAACGTCAACGTTGTGAATGCTTCGAATCACAGCGATTGGTCACCCGCAACTCGAATCTACTCCGGCGATGCCGCTATTTATGGTCAGGGCCCT